TATATTACATATAAAATATAATAATTTCCTTTTATGGATGAAGTAAGTAAGCTGGGACTTTATGCTGCTGCTGCTGCTGCTGCTGCTGCTGCTTCGCGCCTGATGCGGTTATCGCGACGGGTGTCGGCATTCTTGAACGCACGCTGCGTTTATGTTGGCGGCGCATTTCTTTATGAAATCGTTTCAAAGTATCCCGGTGTAAATGTTTGAATTTCGTTCTAGCTTTCTTTGTAATATCGTGTAGTATTGACTCGTTCTCGTCATGTCGATGCGTTTTTTTACCATGACGACGCACTAAAGTAAATTCTGGGTGCGAAACAATCCATTTCAACATCTTCGGATACGATCGTTCATCTGAATATTCTAAACTTCGAATTCCCTTATTTATGTAAGTAATCATCGGGACACCATGAATATCTTTAGGTATGTATTTTAAATTTTGAATAACGGGATCGGTGGGTTCGAGATTCACCGCTTCGATATTCGCTATCGTGAGAACACAACCCGATTTTTTACAACTGTATTTCTGTTTTAATTCTTTTATGAGACGGTTCCAATCCGCGGCCATATTTTGACAATGACCACACCAATTCGCATATACTTTGATGAGAAGTCCATGCGTGTCTGGATGATCGTGTGCTTGTTTTGCTGCGGCGTTGAACTTGTCGATGTTATGACCTTCCTTTACATTGATAATTTGTATCATTCGCTATATCGGGGAGGGGAGAGAGAGGGGTGTAGTCCTTACTTTTATGTTCCTTGTATATATCGTAGATAAATAATATTTATCCTCGTAATATATACATAATAAGAATGTCTAGAGCCATTACGAAATACATTCAGGAAAATTCAGAGAAAATAGTAAGAGAAGTCGGTGTATTATTTCCAATTATGAAACTACAAAAGATATTGCCGGTTGTTATTATTGCGTTATTTTTGATTGGGGCTTACGTAACCTATAACACGCCGAGTAAGGCTACTCTTCCGGAGGGGTTCGTGAATATTGAACCGGATGCTCAACAGGCGCAAAAGTTGCGTAATGCCGCTAGCGCCGCTGCTGAGACCAAACCGCCGACTACGGCTACTGTCGGAACAGAAGGCACCGAAGCCACCGAAGCCACCGAAGGATTTGATACTGCCGCCGCGCAATCCGTCGCAGATAACGCACTTCAAACAAATCGTTGCCCGAATATCCTCGTCCAACACGGCAGCGAAATCTTTCTCTATAATTCGAAAGTTGAAAAGGTCCCTGGCGTAAATCCGATCCGATTCAAAAGTTTAGACGATTATTCTGAATTCATGGAATGGCTTCGCGGACGCGGTATTCGTTGCCCTGTCCTCTTTTTACAGTATTCATACGACGCACAAGGAAATCCGGTGTATAAAATGCGTCCTTCTCCTGTTGATTTACAGGGGGGTCTCTCGGCGAATGTTCCTTACTCCCCCGCACCTGCCGCACTTGTTCAGATGATGGACGCCTCTCGCGATAACCCACCCTTTAATAACCAGATGTATGATGGTTTCGACCCGCTTAACTTCAATATGGGTGATTATACCGCTCATGATGCCGCGTTTCGAGAGAAAGAACTTACCATGAAATATAGCGATAATCCGATGGATGCCAACTGGGGCGGTCGTCAATATACGGAGTCAGTGGTGGCTTCGGGCGCATACATAGACAGAACGCGTCCTGATGCCATACGGTCGGATACGTCAGCACTGGTGCCGATGCGTGTTCCTGCCGCGAATGAAACCTACCGCAGTCCAAAGTATGCCGGTGATGCGGTCTCTCGTGGTCGAGGTGCGGATGTAGAGTGGGGAAAGGCACGCCGGCCAGCGTAAGCCCGCCCGCAAAACGTATAAACCGTTTGTATGTATTTATTTATTTATGGTTTTGATAACTACATACGGTGATGACAAGTGCGAGTCACCCCGAAGAAATCGAATGCTTTCGGATGCCGATGCCCGATGGGCGGTTTTCGCCGGATAAGCGTTACGAATATACATACGCGACCCGTAAATCATGGGAATATAATCCGATGCTACGACGGAAGGATTGGCGGTATTTCACGACGAAGGCATTTACGTATGCTGGAAAGTGGCTTCGTAGACGGGGAGACGGCGGCGAATGGTCGGAGGTTTTCTCGGATGACAGGACGGCGATGGTGGGGGAGGCAGGGGATGCGGCGAGTGAACGCATACATACGGTGCCATGGGATTCTGATGGATTGCTATGTTGGCGCGAGTGTCCTTATCCTGTAGATGACGTTGTGATTGCGACGGCGACACCAGAAATTGTGAATTCGTCGAATGATGATGATGACATCAAAAAAATATGCCCCCCGAAGCCGCCGTCCGCGAACGAATTTTCTCTCATTCGTTCTATCTTTGGATCCCCGTCTAAATGCGGCTTATTCGATTGCGCGGAAATAACCACGATGGAGGCGAAATACCGGATTCACGAAAAAATCGCAGAATTTTGGTGCTTTGTAACATCCATTTTTTACGGCAGTAGTCTGCTTCTGTTTCTCATAAAAGAAGAAGACTGGTTCGAAGGGTGGCGGAAGATGGGGGAGTGGCCCGCATATATCCATTTCTCGATTGTAATATCGGTATTGGTTATGATTTGCTCGGCGGTGTATCACGCAACCATCATAGAACTCGGTGGGTGTATGGATTGCTTCTTCGCGTCGTTTATGTATGCGTCGGCAACAATGACTGTATTCGGAATTGATATAATCACACAAATCGGTGCGTTATTAATCTTAGGTGTCATACATTTGAATTTGCGACGTTATATTACACAACTCGCTTTGATTATAATGACTTGCGTATTTCCATTTGCGTTGCTCTCTTATATACGGATGAAATCATATTACGGCGGTGTTGTTTTTACTTTGATTACTATGGGGGTTGCGTGTTTTATACTCGATCGAATGGGGATCGCACCTCTACATTCGTTATGGCATGTATTTTCGGGGTTGGCGATCACATTTTCACTTTATTATGTAGTGGTGAATGGAGTCTTGGAGTGAACTTCGTTACTTCGTTATCGTCGTTATCGTCGTTACTTCGTCACTTCGTGTCGATATACCTCGCACAATCTTCTAGCGTAAGCTTGAACTTATTCATGGTGTTCAATTCATTCATGTGTCGAACGATGTCCTCCATTTTGCCTTCGCCATGGACTTCCCGAGAGACGTTCTTGAGAGAATTCACGATCTTCGCATTCACCCACTCGTCCATATTCTCGATGATTTTATTGTAATGATTGTAATGCGAATCCATGTTTAGCGACTTCTGGGTCTTGGTGGCGAATTCTTCTTGGCGCTTGGCGATGGTGATGATGTCGCCGTCGTTTTCGTCTTCGAGTGGGTTATCGTTGTTTTTTTTAGAGTTTCGATTCGCGAGACCTTCGATCATCCCGATCTGATTACGGAAAATATACTGGATGGCGACGAGAGCGAGGATAAGGAATATGCCTAAAACTACGTATTTGGCGAGGGTGTCGGTGTTGTCGGCGTTTGGTGATGTTGAGGGCAGGAGGGCGTTCATTTACAGGATGTTGTTTTTGAATAGAATGAAATAGAATGGAATAGAATGAAATAGAATGAAATGAAATGGAATAATAATGTAATATACTGAATTAGTATTAGATTATTTTATTATTATTTTTTATTCATATAAATATAACATATATATCAACTGAAAATGCCTCCGGGTGTTTTACAAATCCCTGAACCATACACACAAGGAACTAATACTTTCAGTATTGATGCTGGTGGTAATATAACTTTAACAAATAGTAATAACCAACAAAATCCATTACAGATTGGTCAACTTAATACTCAGTCTATGAATGAAATTGCGATGTTACAACGATTTTTTGCTGATATTGTGAAAGACTCACAGGCAGATTATAAATTAGGGGATGTTATTCAAATATTGCAAAGATGTTTTCCTAATCATGCAAATGGTCCTAATAGAACTATTCCAGTAAATATTGCGGCCTATAAGTTAATTTTACAAACGTTCGACAATCGAGTTTTCAATGATAATAATGATAATATTACAATACTTAAAAATATATTAAAAACAAGTTCTGTTGGAAGTAATATAAAAATTTCAGATGCTTTATGGGCACTATACGAGAGTGGTTTTGGATGTAGTTCTGTATCTAGAAATGCAACAATGAAAACAGTCAAAACATCAGCGGCTACACTTGATAGTCTTTTAAAACAGCCATACGACGTATTATTTAATCCAAATGTAATTTTTGATCAGCAATTTTCGAGACGACTTGGTATTCCCGACGGATTTACATGGAGCAGTTCACCAGTAACAGGTCCCAATTTTCAGCAAAAATCAAATGTAACTATTCAATTTTGGAATCCACCACCTGGTGCTGCTGCTGACGCCATGAGAAGTGGTATAATTGATAACGAAGAGAATACCCCTGTGGCAAGAGGATTTTTTAATGGCATTGGTGGAAATGGTGATATCATGGGTAATAAACCTAAAAATGAGGAGATACACCGACTAATGCAAAATAACAATAACATTCCTCGCATAAAAAGACTTTTTATAATTAAAGAAATCGGTGATGTTCTACAAGTATGGATGTACCTCGCACTTATAAAAATGATGAATTTTGAACCAATTGATGTAGTAATGGTAACGACCGATAGTGTTGTTTATTTATTTTGCGTTTTACTAGGATTATCTTGTATTTATACTGGTGAAAGGACGGGTGTTCGACCTGGATGTTGTACGTTACGACATTATTTGGCGGGAAGACCTAACTATCTAAAAAAGTATGAAAATATGATAGAAGTGTATGCAACCCGATTAATTCAACATAATACCTCTATTTCAATGGGGCTACTACGATTAATTGCAGATCCATCAAACTTTGACTATTATATAGTACATGGAGGAAATCCAGGATATCGTAGGACTATTGCTAGTAAAGGTCTTACTTCAGACATACAAAGTACACGAGTAAATCCGCTGATTCGTAGATTCATTAGGATTATAGACACTTCCACCGAACGTGTAAAGTTGGCACTAAAACTTGTAAAAACATACATAGCAACCCTATTGCAACTGCCACCCGGAGAAAATATTCTTGATGCGCATCAAAACGCGATAAATGAAATGCAGTTAGCGCAACAAGAAACTCATGTAAACGCAATACAATTGGATGGAGATGACCATGTTGATGTGCAAAACGCAGTGGCGGCGGTGAGAGCCGCGGCGGCGACAGCATTAGTAAACGCAGCTTCACTGTTAGAAAGTTTAATAACCGCAACCACAGCAGTACAAAATGCACAAACACGAGCAGACCGAGTAGCAGCAGAAACCGCTATAAATGATGGATACATACAATTTTGCAATGTAGTTGACCCGCTGAAACAGGAAAGTATGCTGACTTTGTTACCGAATAAACGTTATATTATATTACCAGCGGGGCAATTATTGACTGCGTTTGTAAATTTTACCAACCCACCTCCCGGTAGTGTTAGACTTATAGATGATGTGAGTCCTATGATTGCTGGAGCAGCGGTAGCAGCCGACGCACAAAGACAATTCAACCAAGCACTTCGAGCGGGTCAAGGGGGAGGAAGAGGACAACAAGGTGGCATGCCCAAAAAACAACGTGTTGCCGCTCATCCTGCTGTTGTTCCTCTTGCTGCTGCTGCTGCTGCTCCTACTCAATTTCGACTCCCAAATGAGACAGACATTGCTAATGAAGATTCATCAACTTACAATGAATGTTTAGTTGCATGTTATATTCAAGCGACACGTAACGCGTATGATAATTTACATTTGACACCTGATAGATTAACCCTTAAAGGTAACCGTAAATATTCTATCAATTATTTTGATAGATTGATTGGAAGACTGTTTACACCGCAAAATCCTCCTAATTTTGATAATTTATTTAGAGAACAATCGCGGAACGTGGAATTTAGTAGTATGTATTCACCGAACAACTATAACCTACAAATTGCGTTTGCGTTGGATTATGATAAGTTTGCGAACGCACTTATTCGTGAACAGAATTTAGAATTTGATGAGACACATGGATATCATGGGAGAACTCCTAATCGAAAATTATTAGAGGATTATTTTGATAGTTTATCTAGTGACCCAAACCCGCATAATCATATTTCTCGAAGCCTAATTCTCAAACGAGGAAAACAATTATTACGTTTCTTACATTTGGCACAGGACATAATCGATGAAATTTCATCATTAAATACGACTATAACTAATAGAATTAAGATAATTTATCCTGGGCATAATCCATGGATTCAAAATGTTAATAATGGATACAATATTCCTAATACTCTTGGGATAAATGATTGGATTATTGATACGAGATTTCATTCATGGCTATTACGAACTTATCGTCATGAAAACATTCATTTCAACGTTCCATTTTTCAATCCTTCTACAATATGTGGTGGATTGCACGATCCAATTACTTATTCTCTAATTGACCCAGCATTGGCAATACAATTAACTATCCCCACCGGAATAACAAAATGCTACCAAATTACCACTATAGTAGATTATTTAATCAAAAATCAAGGAACATTAGATACTTTACTAGATCTATCAACCCAGGCTCCAATTTCAGATCAAGATAAACAAAACATAGCAAACTTTATAATTATGATGTATAAATTAACGCCAGTAGTTCAAGAAAAACTAGGTAGGTTTTTACAACAAGCCCTAATATCTTCACTTCAAGCGTATAATAGGCAACCAGCAGCAGCCGCACTAGGAGGAGCAAGAGGAACGATGATACCCCGGGTAAGTGGAACCAAAAAAAAAACAATAAAACGTAATCTGCATTACAAAAACAAATCAAAGAATCAGAAAATACTAAATAAACACAGAATGACACGACGCAATAATATAAAAACGCACAGAAGAACACGAAAACATAGAAATTAACCGTTAATTCATCACCCTAAAAAATAACACACCTTTTCTACGGTGACCTTACCTATCCCACGTTTTCCATCCACCGTGACATCCTTAAAACACTCAGAAACATGCTTGTATTTGTTCTTATTCATCGGTTCTATACTCTCGGACACCAATCCGGTCGGTGACGGCGGCGACATCTCCGGCGAAACACTTTCTTCGTAATCCGCGATTTTTCGATGCAAATCGCCTAAAAACTCATAAAGCGAACCGCCGTATTTCGCCAGAATCGCCGCCGCCATCTTCGCACTGACTCCCGGCACCTGTGCCAGCATAATCTCGCCAATATTATCTCGTGTGATGTAGTCCCGCTTCTCCTTTTTCGCCGAGACCTCGCTATATGCCGTCACGGTGGTCGTCGTATCTGAGATAGAAAGCGAACCCTCCTTCGCCACCTTGTCGGCAAAATGAAGGATAAACTCCGCTGTTTCGCCTAGATTCATCGTTCGCACCACCGAAAATCCCTTATAATACATAAGCGATACCATCGCGCTTTGAAGCGCCGTCTTCGTAATCTGGGTATGTCTCTCGTTATATTGTGCGAGGTCGCCTTCGATGATATACACGATATTGTGGGTGTGAAATCCGGTCGCAGCGGCAGTCTCAATCAGCCGGAAAGACTGTTCTTTATATCGTCCGTCTCGAATACTCGCTGCGAGGTCGTTGAGGGTCTTTCTCTCGAAGATCACGATATCCTTTCCTTGTTGTGGGTGTGGGTGTGGCTCATGAAGAATTACATCGCCGATGGACAATCTCTCGGATTTGATTTCATGGTTCTCGAGAGATTTCGGCTTTGGCCTATGTGTTTTCTTTTTTTGCACTGATGATGCCGCCGTCGCTTTATTTTTTGGAAGTGGCACCTTCATCGTCATTCCATCGCCGAGATCCATAATATAATGGTCTGGTTCAGGTTCGGGTTCGGGTGCGTCATGCGCGGGTTCTAGCTCGGTGGTAGCAGGTTTCAACAACTCCATTAATTCTCTCTCTCGACAATCTATTTTGATAATCATATTAACCGTCTCGCTCTGATAGCGTATAATGTGATTATCAATACATATAGACATGAATTATGCCTTATGTTCTTTTCCAGAATAAATATGATTTACTTGATTCGTCACTCGAATAAATGTCGTGCATTTTGGAATATCTTTCACGCGTTTTGCGCCAATATACGTGCATGTTGAACGAATCCCGCCTAAAATATCGAGTATCGTGCTTTCAACCGGTCCGCGATACGGTATTTTGACCGTTTTCCCCTCTGCGGAACGATGCGACGCAACACCGCCATGATACTGCTCCATCGCAGTCGAACTCGACATTCCATAAAAGAGTTTGTATTTGTGGTTGCCGTTGTCGGGGTCGGTTACAGTTTCACCACCTGATTCATCATGTCCCGCGAGCATCCCGCCTAACATCACGAAATCTGCGCCTCCGCCAAATGCCTTCGCGATATCCGCGGGTGTGGTGCATCCACCATCCGACACAATAAACCCGTTGAGTCCGTGTGCAGAATCCGATGACTCGATAACAGCAGAGAGCTGCGGCATACCTACACCAGTTTGTAGCCGCGTAATACAAACACTTCCGCTTCCGATCCCGACTTTTACGATATCCGCACCACAGTTCATGATAAGCTCTTCTACCATCTCTCGTGAGACGACGTTACCGCATACGATGACCAACTGCGGATATTTCTCTCGGATTTTTCGAACAAAATCTACAAACGCCTTCATATAACCATTCGCGACATCAATACATACAAAAAGCGGATTCAGAAGTGCGATGGTTTGGTTCAACTTTTTCTCATCGGTTTCGCTTATACCGGTGCTTACCATATAATAATTTCTGTCTAAATCTACCTCGCTGGCAAATTGAAGAAAAGAGCCTATGCTGTAATGCTTATGAAAACAAGTTATAATTTTATGACGGTGAAGCACTTTATACATTTCGAACGTGCCTACTGTATCCATATTGGACGCGATAATCGGAACACCCGACCATTTCACGCCATTCTTAAAAATAATCTCTCGGGTGAGTAGAACCTCGCCTCTCGATGAGAGAGAAGAACGCTTTGGACGAAAGAGAACATCGCTAAAATCGAGCTTCAAATCGGTTTCGATTTTCATAATATAACGTAAGTCGTAGGCTGTGATACGTGATACGTGATATTATAAAATTGTTTTTATTACAGTTTGGGTCCAGAATGACGTGCGGGGTTCAATCTCTCGGTGAATCGAAATACAAACGCCTTATTCTTGGCGGGTTCCATGATGGTATTTCTCATCGCGAAGCTACGCATCTGGCCGGTTCCTGCGGGGGGTGCTCCGCCCTTCTTGTCACCACCACCATGTTGTGTATCCGTATGAATCGCGTTCGTAGGACCAGTGCTGTTAAATAATACGCGTCGCGCAACCTTGCTATTCACCATAATTACAGAGTTGTTATATAATTATGGTATAAATAAAATAAATACGCATGCGTGCGTGGCGGGCGGGGCGGGGCGGGTGCGGCGTGCGGATTTACGCCTTGCAGTTCTTGGTGAAGGGCTGACGACCGACACCACCAGTAAGCTTGCAGTTGAAGATCAAGTTATTGTCCCTCAAATACTGATACTG